GGTGCTGTAGCCGGTGTTGCCGTTCGTGTCCGAACCGAGGTTCAGCGTGGTGGCGCCGGCCGTGTTCAGCATGCCCTCGCCGTTCGCCGGGTTGTAGCCATACAGCAGCGCGTTGCGGAGCTGCTGGGCGATGCCCTGGCGGGCAGCCAGGCGCATGGCTTCAGGCAGGGCGTAGCCCCAGTTCGATGCGGCCGACTGGTCGAAGCCGTCGTACTGCGAGCGCGTCTGGAGCCGGTAGGTCGGCGTCGAGATCATCGACGGGATCACCGTGGCGCTCGGAAGCTGGTTGGCCGTCGATTGGTTGGCCGAGACCTGCGTGGTGAGCTGCATCTTCTTGGCGTAGACGACGAGATCGCCCTCGCCGAGGCGAGCCATCGGATTGCGGGTTGCCAGCATGTCGAATGCGCCGGACGCCATGCTGTACTGCATGATGATCTCGGGCATCATGTGGCTCGGGTGAACCAGTACGTAGGAGGGTGCGAAACCGCTCATGGTTTTTCCTTATGTTCCTGTGCGTCAGTCGATCAGAGCAGGCAGAGCGCCACGACTTCGGTCGTGAGGTACGTTGCGAGGCCGGTGCCAGAGTTGTACGAAACCGTCTTGTTGCCCGTGGCGCTCACCTTCAGCACCTTGACCGGGAAAGCGTTCGTGCCGTCGTAGGTCGTCAGCCACTGGTTCGTGAAGTCCCAGCTGAGCTGCGTCGAGATGATGGAGCCGTCGATGGACACCAGAGCAGGGTTCAGGCGCAACGGGATGCGCGCGCCGGAGCCGGTGCGGTAGAAGTTGACCGACGAACCAGGGGCGTACAGCGGAACCGGACTTTGCGGCGAGGTGACGCCGTGGAAAGCCTGGTTGAACACGCAGATACCGGTCACATTCGCCAGCGCGGTAGCAAGCTGGACGGTGGGGCCGAGCACATCGGAACCCGGCGTGGTCACGGCGGCAGGGATCAGCTCCGTAATGGGAATGCCACCCCACATCGGCGCCGAGGCCGAAGCCAGCAGAACGCCACCCGCCAGCTTGAACTTCACCGCCGGATCGTCTTGCGCGTCACCCTGCGTGAAGCCTGCGCTGTTGACGTTGAACAGGCCCGCGGCGTTGGTCGTCGCGAACGGGGCAATCGAGATATTGGACACTGATGTCTCTCCTTAGCGGCGGGCTTGCGGGGTGTGGAACTCGGTCACGCGCTGCTCGGGAATCTTGAAGTCGCCGAGGAAGGCCTCCACGTCGCCGCCGAACTTGGTGATCGTGCGGCCAGCGGCGTCACGCGAGGTCATCGCGATCAGTTGACCGGCGCCGTAAACGCCCGGGGTACGGGATGCGGCGGCTGCGTCGTGGTAGATCGCGTCCTCGACGGCCTTGAACACCGCGGCATCGGTGACGGTGTCCAGCTTGGCGTCCTTGTAGGCCGCGCTGTGCGTCTGATGCGGTCGCGCGAGGCGGCGGCGGTAGTCCATCAGCTTTTCGCCGTCCATGCGGCGCGGAGCCGACTTGCCGAACATCGCGTACACGCCATCGGCGCGGGCCTGGGCATCGGCGTAGGCGGTCTCGTCAGCATCGCAGCGAGCGGCCAGCGCAGCATCCTTCTTGGCCTGCTCTTCCTTCTCGAAGGCGTCCTTCTTGGCGGCTTCCTCGGCTGCGTCCTTTTTGGCCTTGTCGGCCATCATCGCCTCGTCCGCGTCCTTCTTCGCCTTGTCCGCCTTCTTCTCTTCCTCGGCCTTCGCCTCGGCGTCCTTCTTGGCCTTGTCGGCAGCGGTCTCCAGCGGCTCAGCCGGCTTGTCCTTCTCGAACGCATCCATGCGCGCGTGAATCTTGCCTTGCCCTTCGGCAATCGCCTTCACCGCCTGCATGACGTCATTGAGCGAAGGGATGGTGGAATCCACCTTGGTTTCGCCGCTCGTTTCGCCTGCCATATTCACCTCGATTGGTTGGTCAACTTGCACCCCCTCCGGGGGGCCTTCCTTGTCCCAAACTCCCAAATCGCAGATTGCGAGATGGTCGATCAGCACTGGATTGCCCTCGATTAGGAGGGGTTTATCATCGTTGAGCGAGACTTTAACATTGCCGCTCGATTTCGCAAATACGACGCCTGGCGACGTACTCCATTTCGCGCCTACCCGGCCCATGGCGGCGCCCGCATGCAGGTCAATAATGCGCGCGATACCCATCATGTCTTCGCCCTGGATATAGGGCAGCATGATCGCGCCGATGACCGATTGCGAGAAAGTCTCAGTATCAATCGTGTCCTTGACCGGATGGCGCGCCGTCACGAACAGGCCGTTACAGCGCTCCAGAAATTCAGGGGTCAGGACAATGGAGGGGTCACGCCAGACATGTTCTTCAGCGCTGGATCGGTATGCATGGCCGGTGCCCGTGATTCTCAGTGCGAACAGCATCGAGTTACGGAAGACCTGAGGGCTGGGCAGGTCGCCGTCGCGAATCAGTCGGGCAACATCGAGTTCAGTTTCAGCGGCAGCGATTCGGAATGCTCGCTCACAGCCGGGGTGGAGCGGACTCGGCGCTTGGTCGGGCTTGCACCAGGCGAATCCGGTACTTTCGTCGCAGATCGTGACCTCAAACTTTTCCACGTCTCTGGCAACGAAAGTAGTGAACTGCGGATCGCTGCAAAGGCGCGTGAGGGGGCCTTCGTAGGCGTAGCCAGTTTCCTCCAGCGTTTCTCGTCGAGCGGCTTGTTCGTCATCTTCACCCTCTTCGAGATGGCCGCCCGGGAATCCGAACGTGCGCGGGAAATCGCCGCCATCGCCACGACGCAGGAGCAGCGTCTCCCCATCGGGCGTGATGAACATGATCCCGGCCGCGCGACCCATCGGGCCTGCGTGCGGTGCAATCGGGAGTTCGTCCATGGGTAGCGATTATGTCCTAGCTCTGCGGCGCCGTCGATTTCAACGTTACGCCGTACATGCCGGCTTTCGTCAGCATGTCGGGCGGGAGCTTGTTCAGCGAAAAAACATATTGCAGGCTGCATGAACAAAACGGCAGGAATCCCGGGCCGTCGATGGAGTCGAGATAACCATTCGACCCAGGCTTCATGAGGCCCTTTTCGATGGCCCAATTGTCGCGGATGGCATACCACTGCTCATCACGTTCCTTATGGTCTTCCCGATATTGGTAGCCCGGCCTGCGCCAGGGCGAGTGCCAGATGCCTGCCAGCGCGCCGCCTCCGACTGCGACCGTATCACGCAGGGCTGCGATCATCTTGTGCGACTGATCAATGATGACGCGCCGCTCTTCGAATGGCATTCTTGCCAAAGCCTTGCGCATCAATTCCTTGTCAGCGCGCGCTTCTGGGGCATTAGAACCGCCCGCGGGGATTGCCGTCGCCCAGCCCTGGAATCGGCTCAGCGTCGTGTCGATGGCCTTCGCGCGGTTCAGCTTGATTAGATTTGCGCTTGCCAGAATTCGCCGATCCAATTCCTTGCGAAGCTGCGGTTTGAGCTTGTCCAGAGTGAATCGCGACACCTCCGGCATGGTCTTCAGTACACCGGCCTTCGTGATGAGATTGGAATACCGTTCGGTCAGCGCGCGCTTCAGAACCCGTTCTGTCTCGGCCGGAGTCTTCAGTTGCAACAAGGCCGCTCGGCGGATACGCGCCACCCATTCGTCCAATTGGTTCTGCGAGCGAAACCCAAACTCTCGGAAATGCTGCGTTGCCGCCGTGATTTCCTCGTAGAACGTTGGCGCCTTACTCGCCACCGCCGCCGCCCTCACCTGGGGCGCCACCCATCGTCGGCGCAGGTGGCTCGTAGTCGGCAAGCGCCTGTTCGTCGAATTCCATTTCGCCCGAGAAAACGTCCTTCATGTCGTTGAGTGCTGCCACGAACCAGGCCACGAGACGGGCCTTGTTCTCCGGATCGAGCGACGGCAAGAGAACCTTCATGACATCCGACATGGATTTCAGCTTCTCGGCGTTTCGCTTGACGGTCTCGGATTCCTTTTCCTTGATCAATGTCGGCCACTTGGCCTTGAATCGATGCTTGGCGTTCGAGTAGAACAGCTCGTAGGTCGCCTCCACTTCGTCCGGATATTCGCCCTTCACTGCCTCGTAGAACCCCTTGTTCCACGCGCGAGCCATCACGATCTTGTCGAAGAACTCGCAGGCTGACTGCATCTGCTCTCGAATGCCGTCGATGTACTGGACGACCGCCATCATATCGACATCGCCGTCGCTGAAGCCTTCGGCGTAGGACTCGTCCTTTATCAGGATCGCAGGTACGTCACCGCCCGTGGCGATGTTGGCAATGATGTTGTCGCGCGCCAGCTTGTACGGCCCATCCAAATTCGTGAGGTTGATCGACTCGATGTCTTCGGAGGGGTCGATGGTCAACACGTTGCCGGCGCCAGCGATCTTGATCATGGCGCGCTTCAGGCCCGACACCGCCTCAGCGATCTTGTTCGCAATCGAACTGCCCTGCTTGATCTTGGCGACGATGAGGCCGGCTTTGATGCTGATCATGTCATCGACCAGCATGGTCTGGATGTATGACTTCAGGGGAAAGAGGGCGCGCAGGAAAACGGATCGGCCAGAGAAGCTGAACGAGGACGCCTGATAATCCAGATATATCGGCGTGCCATTGAACACGACGACAGACCGACTCGGATGGTAGGGCTGCCCGGCCGCCGTGATGTTGCGCCGCGGCTTCTGGAAATCGGGCGCGTTCGGGTTCTGGTTCGTGACGATGGAGCCCGACAGGTTAAGCGGGTCATACGTGTTGAAGTACAGGCCCTCCGTCACGGCAATGGACGTGAGGTCGATGGGCTCCGTAGTTGCCACTTCCGGCCAGCCCACGATCAGCGCCGAGGCGCCATATGCGCGCGCGATGTGGTGCAGGTCTCGGATGTGATTCGTGCATCCCAGGCGTTCCCACTCCTGGTTGAACGCCTCCACGAATTTCTCCTCGATGGCGCACGGCACATTGATCAGCCGCTTCTGGCTCAGGGCCAGCGCCACCGGCTTTTCGACGAGCTTGGCCGCGATGCCGAGATTTGCCCACAGCGCCTTGCACATCGAGTATCCAGCCGGCGAGCCAGGCTCGATCTCGTCGCAGCCCATGATTTGCTGGAGAGGGGATGTCAGGCCAGAGCCGGTGATTTCGATGGATGCCATGGCGGCGATTCTCTCAGGAATGGCTGGGCAGCGAAACTAGTCGCCCACAGCATCTTCGCTCACAAGTGTGAGCGCGATTGAATAACAGGCCGTGTCCAACAGGTCGTCCGCCCGCTTGCTGGCATCCTTGTCGCCAATCCTGAATGTCACAACCTGGTGCACTAGATGGTTCAAGTTTCGGCCCTTCCATGGGATCACCTTGTCGAAGGCGTGGCGGCTAATTTTGCACTCCCCTCGATAGGCTGGGCCGCCCGCGATCATGGCTCGCTCATCCTTCCCTTTCGCCATGAGCTTTGATGGGATCGGCGTCACCGGCCAGCCTTTGGCCTGCCCCTGCTGAATGAGTACCGTCCCACCAGCCGCATCCTCGACGAATAGTCCAATGGAGCCCCGGCGCGCGCCACACTGAGCAGCCAATTCATCGCATCGCTTCATGATGCTGGGCGCCAGATATTCCAACATCGCCGCGTCTACGCTGTGGAGTTCGTAATCCAGCCAGACGAGCTTGTCTCCGTGGTATTGACTGAAGGCGCAATACAGAACCCCCGTGCCATCATGCTCCGTGCCCGATTTTGCGGCACAGTCAAGCACTGCAAATACATAGTCGCACTTGTTCGGATAGTTCACCGGCAAGCCATCGGCGCCCATGAAATAGTCCAGCTTGAAGAAAGTTGACGAATCCCAGGACACAAATTCGGCAAGGAATTCCTGCTTCCATGTCAGCGGGTGGTGCTTCAGCCTCTCCTTTTCAAGCTCATCCGGCGGAACATAGGGGTTGTTCGCAGTCGGCGCGTGGAATTGCTTGAACCCCATTTCAGGGTCGTGCCACGCTTGGTAGAAGAAATTGTCCGGGTCAATCCCGTTCGGCGTCGAGAACAGCCAGAAACTTCCGCGCGTCGTCAGCAAGGTGGGCTTGATGGCGCGCGTCCAAATTTGCGTCATCTGGATGTTCTTCGAGAATGCGGCCTCATCCATGCAGCCAACGTGGTACTCCCGACCACGCCCAGCCAGCGGGTTGTCAGTGGTCGCCCAGAAGTCGATCAATCCATCCGTTGTTGTGCGGATGGTGGCCTCGTTCTTGTTCGCCTTGCGCTTGATGGGCTGAAGGATCTCCAGCAGCTCGTCATAAGGCTCCGACCACTGCTTGTGCTCAGGCGTAAAGATGGCGGCTTTGCGGCCCTTGGCTGCGGCATTGCCTGCAATGGCAGACATCAGTTTTGTTTTTCCGAAACCTGCGTCCGCAACAGACTACGTTCAGCTGCGCTCTCCCTTCGTAGATTTTGACTTGGCCCGGGTGAAGGGTAGGGAGGATGATGGTCGGCATTAGATGGTGCATCCTTCGTGAAGTCGGCGCTTGGCTTCAAGGTACGCCTCGTGCGCCTCGATGGCGGTAGCGAATCGGCCGAGGAACTTCCGCGTTCCGTCTGGCAGCTTGATCTCCGACTTGAATCCACCGCGCTCCGCATCGACGCCAGCGCCGAGTAGTCCCGTGGAGTTCTGGGGCATGGCCCGCCGCATATTCTGCGAGTTCACCCGGCGCGTAGCTGGCCTCAGGTTCCCCAGGCGATTGTTGAGCGGATCACCGTCCCGATGATCAACGAGCGGCGGCCATTCGCCATATGTCATGAACCACGCGAGCCGATGCCCTCGATACAGGCGGTAGTTGATCCCGATCAGGTAGAGCCAGACATCCACCGCGCTGCCACTCTTGCCAGCCTTCGTGTGGATGTACGGGCCGCCAGCTCGGGAGCCGGCAAACTCACCGCCCCGCGATTCACGCCAGGCGAATGACCCATCATCAGGATCGTAGGCGAGGAGACGATGTGCCTCGTCAAATGTGATTAGTTCGGCCATGCTCTAGCGTAGCACGGTCTTACCCTAATCCGGCATTCCACCTCGAATTTCTACCTTTTCGTCACCAGCGCCTTCAGCCTGGGCCAGGGTCGCCGCCATGCGCATCGGTACTTCGACCGAGGCGTTCGCCATCGCAGTCAGGCGAGAAACGGTCTTGAGGCGCTCGCTGGACGCATCCTCCCTCAATGCCGACTCATCGACCTTCGACAGCTCAGTTTGCGACATGAACGCCAGCCGCATGAAGTTTCCGGACAGCATCTCCATGCCGGATTCCAAGTTGGCGCGCATCCGCTGGATTCTTGCTGCCCGGTCTTGGGCGGCGATCTGCGCAGAAATCGTCAAGCTTTTCAACGCGATCTCAGTTGCAACTATTTGATTTGCAACGCTTTTTATTTTCTGCGCACTGTCTGAGATATAACTTCGCAGCAGGGCCTCGGAGACATTCGCCTTCTTCGCCAGGGAGCGAATCGACTCGCCCTCCACGTGCTTGTCGCGGTAGTGCTTGATCTGCTCCGGAGTGAGTTTCGCTTTTCGGCCCATGGCCTGATTCTATGGCCGGACAGGGATGCGGACGAGTAGGAGGTGCTCGACGCTGGAGGCTTGCTGGCGGGTTTGGCTGCAATTCCTACAGGTTTGGCTCATCGTGGGTCGCATGCCACGGGGCGTGGAGTGCCATCCGCCGGTCGCCCACTTGTGCCGGCCGGTCAGGATCGTGGAGAAGTCAGGGCGCGGGCAGGGCTGCACGGTTCAGCGCGCGGGAGGCACGTCCGGCGGATCGTCGCGAAGCGGGCTCAGGATCATGGAGACGCACCAGCCCTCGGGAAACCGGCTCCAGTGCTTCCAGTTGATCATGGCGACGGCCTCCACGGGGCTGACGCCACCGCGCTCCTCCAGACGCTCCAGGGTCTGGCC